CGTCTTTGCAAGCCCTAGTAAATCGAAGATACGAAACTTACAATCAATAGGTCGTGTATTACGTAAAAGTAAAGATAACACTAAAGCCACTCTATATGATATAGTCGATGATCTACAGTGGAAGAGTAGTAAGAACTTTGCAACTAAACATTTTATGGAAAGAGTGAAAGTCTACAACGAAGAAGGTTTTGAATTTCGTATATATAATGTTAACATAAAGGGAGATTAGATGCTTATTCATATCAAGATGAAAACAGGTGATGATTTAATAGGTAATCTCGTTAAGCGTGATGATAATGAAGTTACTGTTGAAAATCCAATACAAGTCAAAATACACCCAGTTCACGGATTCTTTGCTAAGAGTTGGATGCTCTTATCAGAAGCCAACAGCGTGGACCTGTCACTCGGAGATATAGTCTTTTGGGGAGAAGCAAATGTTAAAGCAATCGAATACTACGATTCATTTGCTGAACGACTCACAGAACTAAAGAGTCTAAGAGCCAGAGAAGAAGAGAGACAAGAAGAGTACGAAGAGATTGAAGATGTGCTTGTAGCATACATGGAGTCAAAAGACTCTATAAAGCATTAATGTTCTTAAATTCGTATAACTCAATTATACACTATTCCTCAGGGATGTCAAGTCTTTTTTAGATTATTATTACATTATTTTGTGCTTGACAAAAGCACTGCAATAGGTTATACTTGTACACAATAAGGAGTGAAATGCATGGCAAAGAGAAATTACGTTAACAATCCAGAGTTTCTGGAAGCTATCATAGCATATAAAAAGCTATGCAGTGAAGCAGAGGATTCTGGTGACAAAAGACCGCAGATACCCAACTACATCGGACATTGTATCTATCAGATATCTACTAGGCTTGCATCTAAGCCTAACTTCTCAGGATACTCGTATAAAGATGAGATGATCAGTGATGGTTTGGAGAATGCGATACAAGCACTAGGTAACTTTGATCCGAACAAGTCCCATAATCCGTTTGCTTATTTTACACAGATTATTTGGTATGCGTTCTTGCGAAGAATTGACAAAGAGAAGAAGCAACTGTACATCAAACACAAGGTCACAGAGAATTCTGTTATGACTGGTACTGCTGTAGATCATGCAGAAGGTAGTGTTGATCGCAATGGTGAACCAGGCTATATTGATCTAAACAATGACTACATGACTGACTTTGTTCGTGGCTATGAAAAGAAGATGGACGATAAGAAGAAGGCACAAACGAAAGCCAAGAAGGGTCTAGAGAAATTTATGGATGAGGATAAAAAAGAGGCTAAAGAATGAAGATTGCTATCCTAAATGATACACATTGGGGTGCGAGAAATGATAATGCCGCAATTGCTGAACATCAGATAAAGTTCTATCGGGAAGTTTTCTTCCCACATCTACGTGAAAATAATATCAAAACTATCTTTCACTTAGGCGATGTTACAGATCGGCGTAAGTATATCAATTTCGTTACTGCCAAGAACCTTGAAGATCATTTCATGAAAGTGTGTGCCGATGAAGGCATCGAAATGTATATGATCGCTGGCAACCATGATACTTACTTTAAGAACACTAATGATGTAAACAGTCTCAGACAGTTATATGGCAATACAAGCCATAAAAATTTACATCTGTATTGGGAAAAGCCAGTTGAGTTAGATATGGATGGGTGTAAGATTATGCTTGCTCCTTGGCTGTGTTCTGATAACTGGTCAGAGTCCATGAAAGCAATGGCTGATACGAAAGCACAGATACTCATGGGTCACTTTGAGATCACTGGTTACGAGATGGACAAAGGACATCTATGTGCTGATGGTATGGACCGTAGTACGTTTGCTAAGTTTGATTCAGTATATTCTGGTCACTTTCATCAGCCGTCTTCTATTGGTAACATATCCTATCTAGGTGCCCAGTATGAAATGACTTGGTCCGATCATGATCAGAAGCGTGGTTTCAGTGTATTCGATACTGACTCTCGTAAGATGGAATACATTCGTAATCCGTTTAGTCTATTCCATAAGATCATGTATGATGATGCTGATATGACTATCGAAGACATTGCACACTTAGACACTACTCAATTGAAAGATACTTTCATTAAAGTTATTGTCAGAAACAAGACTAACCCATATATCTTTGATTTGTTCTTAGATAGACTACAGGCAGCCTCACCTTGTGATATTAAGGTTGTCGAAGATCATATGAACTTAGATGTGATCGATGAGAGTGAACTGGTCGATGAAGCACAAGATACGTTGACTATATTGAAGCAATACGTCCAGAACTTAGAGATTAGTACAGACAAAACTAAGATTGAAAAAGTTCTGCAAGAGTTACATAATGAGGCTATTAATTTATGATACTATTTGAAAAGGTTCGTTATAAGAACATTTTAAGTACTGGTAATACTTTCACAGAAGTTTTTTTAAACCGAAGCAAGTCTACGCTTATCGTTGGAGATAATGGAGCTGGTAAGTCGACCATGCTTGATGCTCTGACTTTTGCATTATATGGTAAACCCTTTAGAAAGATCAATAAGTACCAGCTACTAAACAGTGTTAACAATAAAGAACTGCTAGTAGAAGCATACTTCAGTATAAGCGGCAATGCTTATATGATTAAGCGTGGCATTAAGCCAGGCATATTCGAAGTGTGGAAGAATGGCGAACTGCTAAACCAAGATGCGGCTGCCCGTGACTACCAGACATATCTAGAAGAAACTATTCTAAAGCTTAACTATAAGTCTTTTGGTCAAGTAGTTGTATTAGGTAGTTCTACGTTTGTACCATTCATGCAGTTGAAAACTGGTGAGCGAAGAGACATCATTGAAGACCTTCTAGACATTCAAATCTTCACTACAATGAATACTTTGTTGAAGGAAAGACTGTCTGACAATAAGAGTGAAATCACTGATATCAAGTATCAGATTGATCTACTTGACAATAAGATTGACAGTGCTAAGACGCATAACGAGTCTATCAGAAAGATCAAAGAGACCGAAGTAGGTAAGCTAAAAGATAAGTTGAAAGACCAAGTTGTGTTTGTTGAAGAAGAGCAAGCAAAGATGGAAGTCTTACTTGATGCTATCGAAGAACTAAATAACAGTATTGGCGACAAAGCCGAACAGAAAAAGAAGTTAGCAGAGTTTCAAGAGGTAAACCATGATCTTACAACCAGGCTTAACAAGTTACGTAAAGACGTTGAATTCTACCAAAAGCATGACAACTGTCCAACCTGTAAACAAGGGATCGAACACGAATTTAAAGAAGAAACAATCGAATCCTCACGATCAAAAGCAACAGAAATCGAAACAGCAAAAGAAGAGATTGGACATAAGAGTGTAGTTGTCGATGAGCGTCTATGTGCTATTGATCTTGTAGAAGATACTATATCCGAAAAGAATATCTCTGTCAGTGAGCATAGAGCAAACGTCAAGATTGGCATGAATACATGCAAGTCTATTAAGAAAGAACTTGATGGCGCACAGCAAGAAGTTGAAGAGATCGATACATCCGACATTAAGCAATTAGAAGCAGAACTTGTTAATCACCACGAAAGCCAGACTGAACTGTTTGATCACAAAGAGATTCTAGCAGTGGTAGCGTCTATGCTAAAAGATGGTGGTATCAAGACCCGCATTATCAAACAATATGTACCTGTGATGAATAAGCTGATTAACAAATATCTATCCGCAATGGATTTCTTTGTTCAGTTTGAATTAGATGAGAACTTTAACGAAACGATCAAGTCTCGTTTTCGTGATGAGTTTTCTTATTCCTCTTTTTCAGAGGGCGAGAAGTTGAGGATTGACCTTGCACTTCTCTTTACATGGAGAGCCGTATCTAAACTACGTAACTCTGTGTCAACTAACTTGCTAATCATGGACGAGATTATGGATTCTTCTTTAGATAGTGCTGGTACTGAAGAGTTCCTCAAGATCATTGAAGAGTTGACTGCCGATTCAAATATCTTTATCATCAGTCATAAAGGTGACCAACTATATGATAAATTCCACAGTGTGATAAAATTTGAAAAGGTTAAGAACTTTAGTAGAATTGCAACAACATAGGAGATTAACATGGCGTCCCAAGATAGATTAGTTGCGCTTGAAAGAAGGCATAAACACTTGCATGCCTGTATTGAAGCCGCAGAAGCAGAAAAAGCACCAGAACAATTTGTTAAAAGAATGAAGGTAGAAAAGCTTACGATCAAGGATGAGATCATTGCGCTACGCAAAGTGGTTAGTAACCACTAGTGGTTACTGATCAGTTTAAATAATACAGTACACGTGTCTTGACAGGCACCTTGTAATGTGATATGATACAATCTATAATATGAGAGGAAGGCAAGACACGTGGAAAACACTATGAA